GCGTCACGAGGAAATAGTGTAGTCATAACCATATAGTTCTTCAATCTTTTTGCATGTAATCTCAACAGGATGAGCAATCTCAAGTGTAGAGTCAAAATCTCCATACACAAAAGTACGGGTGAATTTTGAAACATCTGGAACTGCGAATTCATATCTGTCATAGACCCAATGCATATAATCTAATAGGAGTTCACGAGCACGTTCATTGTAATAATTATCGACTAAAAGTCCCAAACATATTTCATAAGACTGTGAAACATCAGTAACGGCATTTTCAGGCCAACATGCTATAGCAATCGTTTCCTCGCAAGGACGATTAGGCATGTACTGATGTTCAATAATAGTAAGTCTTTTACCTAAATAAGTTGGAAAATTTTCAATTTCACTATCACAACAAAAGCGCTCGGACTTCATTTCTAGAGGTGAGATACTCACACGCAAATCATTAAAACAAGTACCACAGTAATCATCAAAATCTGGTTCATCTTCTTCCATCTCCCATGATATAAGTGCGTCATCCCCAAGAACACGGACCTTCATACCACATAAAACTGCAGTAATATCCTGTCCACGTTCAGAATTGAAGTGATACTTTATAGTTGTATAAAAGATGATCAGAAGATTAACAAGTGAGTTAACTACTGTCGTCATTGAATGACCAGATGGAAGTCCTGTATTTAACAGAAATACATTTCCATCCGGCATGATGAGTTCTCTGATTTGCAAACTGTCAATGAGATATTGTTTTTCACAGTCTCCGATTGAAAAAGCATCAAATACTATGGGAAGTACAAGAGCAATAAGCCCTTTACGTTCGCTAGCATCAAATGATGAATAATCGGTCGCCCACACTACACTACTATTTGTTAGAAGCTCTGAAACCATTTCATGATATCCATTATTAAAATGGGAATATCCAACTGAAATTGCTTCGACACTGTCGACCAAATAGTCAGTGAAGGGTTGTGCGTATCTCGCTGTGAGAATAAAATCTCTGAAGTCTTGAGCTTGAACCATTCG